GCAAAATAAGCGCCCGCCGCAACGACGTAGGCCACGAACGGCACAAGCTCGACCGGAATGATATCGAACCCCGGAAACAGGAACGTATCGACAGCCACGACAGCCGAGCCGCCGATCGCGCCATAATCCACGGCCCGCTCGGCCCATTTTGTCTGCTCTGGTGTCATGTGCTCGTCTCCTCGGTAACAACACTGGAAAGCAGGCGCGTGGAAACGCACGTCCCGGCGTGGGGGATGGGGATGGCACCGGACCGCGACGCGCCTGCTTACCTGTAGTGTCAGAAAAAGGCGCCGCTGCGGAATTCAAGTCAAAGAGGCCCGCAACGGCGCCAGGGGAATGCCAACGGCCCGGAGGAACCGAAGGTGGCACGCCCGGCGGATGGGTGTACGCCGGGAATTCAGAATGAGTTTTCCTAATGGTGGCCCGACCTCGCGATTGCGGTCAGTCTGCCCCGTTCCACTACTCCCCGGCTCCGACACATGCCTGCCTGGGGATCGAGTAGCTTCAACGACCGTTATGTTGCAGCACGCTACAGTTCGTCAAGCCCTCGCGTATCAGGCGATTTTCACGGCCGACTCAACCGGCACCGTGAAATCGAACATGCTGTCGTCGAAATCGACCCGCGCCTGGTCACCGAAAACCCCGACAACGACTCCCTTCTTGCCCGTGAACGGATAGGTCAGGACACCGATCCGGTCGCCGACCTTGAGTCGCTGCTTGCCCGCACGCGCCGCGCGCTGGATATTGTCGACATCGGTATCGAACATCAGCTCGCCCGGTGGATTCCTGAGCCATTCCACACCCTTCGCTGAAAGGCGCGGGGCAACATCAGACCCGCATGGCAGGCGCATGCGCCGGATCCCGAGGTCAAGACCTGCGATCGTGCTGACGTCTTCGTCGCCGCGCACCTCGACAAAGACGTGCTCCCATAACGCTGGAACGGGCCGGTGAAGGTCAGGGCGCCGCGACTTGACCGTGTGGTGCGATCGCAGCGAACGCGCGAAACAGAACAACCAGACCACGTCGAGGCCTGCCTTTCGCAGCTCGCTGACCGCTTCGCGCTGGTGTCGCCGCGCGATCGTGTAAATGTACCAGCCTGGCACGATCATGTGGTCGGGTCCTCGTCGTCGCGCGTGACTTGCGGGGGCGTGGCAAGGTCCCATGCGATCGTGCGTCGATACGTCTCGTAGAACGGGTTACCGTGACGTGCTGCGCGCAGCTGCTGCGCTGAATTGCCGACGACCTGCGCATCATCACTGTATGCCCGCAGTGCGCTATGCCCCATTTGGAAAAGCCGTTCCCGGTACTCGTGATCAAGGCGTCGCAACAAATCGCTGTGCTGCACCTCATTGCGCACCGGCACGGTCACACGCAAGGCAAGCTGTTCTGCGGCCCGCATGTGGGACTGAACCGGCTGGGCATTGTGAAGGGCCTTGTGCTGGTTGATCTCCGTGCGATCATAAGCGCCTTTGACAAACTCGACCGTGCTCTGTCCGTGATGACTTTCGAGGTGATAGTACCGCCTTTCGCCTGCGTGCATCTTCGCCGCAAACCCGCTGCCGCCTACACAGTGCTGCATGCGCGCGCCTTCCACGATCAAAGCGCCGCCGCTGGTCAGCGCCGTGCAGATAACGCCATCGATCTCGATCTCCTGCGGATCCTTGCCAATATCGACCCGGACCTGATGCATGGGCCTGTTTGCCTCTTTCAGCGCGCGCTCGGTCCGCATCGACCCAGCCCACCGGTCATGCTCCTCGCGGATCCGCTTGGGCGACCAGTCAAACCGCTGCCCGTGATGCTGAAAATAGTCGATGATCTGCCCCATGTCCGTGCCGAGGTCGATCTCGTCGCGGTGCCGGATAGCCCAGGTCAGCGCCTCGCATGAAGTGCCATCCAGCCTCCCCATGACGGCGCGAATCGCCGATTGGCTTTGACGCCAATCCTGCATTGCCACCGCGATCACGCGCGGATCGAGCGGCAAGGTCGCATGAAACACCTCGAACAACGTGTTCATGACCTCGGAGGGGCCGAGCCTGCGAAACACATACGGCACGCCAAGCGCCGCCATGGCTGCCTTGAGCCGGAACCCGCCAGCCGCGCAGCGCCTGAAAACCGCATCGATCGGCGCGACAGGCGGCAGCAGGGCGAGCGCAGGCGCCGCTGCGATCCAGTCATTGATCGCCGGATGCATCGCGGCCCATCGCGCGGCATTGGTCCGCCGCCATCCCGTCAGCCCGTCGGTTGCTTCACGTCGCTTTTTCATCATCGCCTGGTGCTCCTCTGCCATGCTCAGTCGTTCGCAATCAGCCTCAGTCGGGGCTGGTCCTCGACCCGGATCTCGTAACCGTGTTTTTCTGCCTCCTGGCAGATCGCCCTGAAGGCCTCTGCCGCAACGCCGTGCGGTCCGGCGATGAAAGTGCGTCCCTCGAGGGCCAGTACGGACTCACGCAGGCGGTCAACGTCACGCAGGCTGACTGCCGGCCGCAGTGTCGCCTCCCGGGCAATGGCGCGAAACACCGCGACGGCATCGGCCGACAGGGTCGAAAGGACTTTTTGCTTTTCTGGTCCGGTCGGGATTGGGTCCTCTGCTACGTAAGTAGCAGGACCCAATCCTTTGGATTGGGTTACTTCAGCATTTGCTTGAGCTGCGCGCTGTTTTTGCTGCGTTTTTCGGCCACCCTTTGAACCATTCTGTTGCAATTTTGTTACCTTTTTGTCATAGGCAGCAAGCAGGGCGTCGATCTTCTTGTGCCTGACAATGTCGTCCGAAACGAGAAATTTTCGTCGCAGGACTGGCCAGGCAACCTCGAACTGCCGAGGCGTCAGACGCGCCATGTTGGCAAGCGCCTCGGCATTGTTTGCCACCTCCCCGCCCTGGTCAAATATGCACCAGCACAGGTCCAGGTAAGCGCCGCGCCACTTCGACGGAATCTCATAGGTTCCGCCGCGCCAGTCATCTCCGTAAAACAGCATTGCCTTCGGCTTCCTAACCACGCGTGCTCACCCGGCGTCTCGGCTTCTTCTGCTCAAGGCAGCGCAGCTCGAACAGCGACTTGCCGCCAGCGCCTGCAACGAGCTGCAGATCGTTCGCGCGCAGCATTTTTCCAAGCGACGCGTTGAACCGATTGACCCAGCGCATGTTCGGCAAGTACAGGTGCCCGGCCTTGCTGTCAGTGATCGACAGGCAGAGCTTGTGCACCTCCTCGATCGACTCGTCGCCGACGCCTGCCAGCAGCCGGTCAAGCCGGTTGGCCGACTCCGGATCGAGCGGGATGCACTGGCCGCTCAGCAGTTCAACATCATGGGTACCGCAGGTCATGTCCGACCCTCCAAAGTCCACCCGCGCACGCGGATTGCCGTCAGCCATTCGTCGCCTCCTCAAACTTGCCAGCCTCGTTGCCCCAGGCATCCCAGCCCGGGCGGTGCTGGCGTGAAAACAGTTCTACCCGCCGCACGCTGGGCATGAGCGCCTCGGCCGCTGCAAACGCCTCGTCGGGCTTGCGGGAATGTTCGCGCCGAGGGCCCTCGATCACCGATCGGGTCGCGCGCGTTGTTTTTGGCTTGCCGCGCGTGCCGAGCAGGAACGGCTCGCTCGCGCAGCGCAGCAGGTAGCCCGTGCCAAATGCCAGCTTTCCGGAGGCGCCGCGCTTCACCCAGACGCCGCTCGTCTTGTACTGGAAGCCCCATGCCGCCATCACGTGCAGCGCCTGGGGCACCATCGGGTGTGTCGCCCAGAGCCAGAGCAGGCTGTCACGCGCCGCGAGTTGCTCGACAGGCAGCGCCGCGATGCGGTCCAGCGTCATGCAGTCGTAATGCGCCGCTGGCGCTCTGTGCTTTCCCTGCTCTGACCACGCCGCAAAGGACCAGGGCGGATCCGCCATGATCATCCCGTACCCGCCGGCCGGCCGGTCCTGGCTGAATGCAGCCAGCGTCAAAATGTGCCTCCCGCCATCCCGGCCAATGCCAGCACGGCCATGTAGGCCGTCAGGATCGCGGCAATCGCCGCGAGATCCGCAATACGTGTGTCGTCCCCAGCCATTCGCACTACCGGGCTCCCATGATGATCGTGCCGATCGCAAGGACGACCAGGACACAGCAGGTATTGAACAGGGCCGCGCAGGCAATTGCCTTGCGTGACGGCCGCCATGTCACCCGGCGCATACATGCCTCCGTGACCATTCCGGGCCAGCTAACGTTATGGGCGGCGGTGTGCGCTGGGCCGGGGCCTGCAACAACAGGTCCTTGCCCGACAGGCCCCGGCTTTTCTGGAACCGCTTGCGCGCGCCGATCATCATCGTGATCGACTGCACCGACAACCGGCCTTCAAGGTCCGGCCACCGTTCCAGGACTTCAGGGTGAATGTCCCGGCAGCGCCGGCCCTTGGTGTACTCCCCGAAAACGTACTGCTGTACCTCGGAACTATACTTGCTTCGGTTCTTCACTTTCCATGTCTCCCAGCTCTTTTCGCAGGTCCTTCACCGTTTTGAGGCTGACCCGCGTATCCCGGCTCACCGCACTGTCGGTAAGCCCCTCATCGATCAGCCGGCATGCGCGCAGCAGCCGACTGTCAAATGCCTTGCTATCGCCCTCGAACCCGATGCGCCGCGCCGTCGTCGCAACCGAACCGGGCGGAATTTCCAGGAGCTGGGCGACCTCGCGAAACGTCTTGCCCTGGACAAGCAGCGCCTCAATCTGAGCGTCTCGTCTGGCCCGGTCCGCCGCATTCATTTTCCCGCCCCATCGCAACTTGCTATGGACACACCAGAGTATTTGCGGCCTGTTGAAACAAAGAATTTTGAAACAGGGGGGAATAGATCATGCTCGAACTGCTCGAACTCGTTCCGCGCGTCTCCATTCATTGCGATTTTGTGGTCGTCGAAAAGCTCATCATTGATGAGTTCGGAAACACGAAACGCGCGAGCCGCACGGCCATGACACGCGCACTTGCATTTGAGCTGATGCTGGCCCTCGCCGAGGCGCTCGACCAGTCCTGTGCCAGGTGTGACAATGTTGTTTCGATACGAACTCATCCTGCAAGCTCCGGCGAACGCGGATCAGAATCGTCATAGACGGTGACGGCCTGCAGGAGGTCGAGCGCATCGACGCCGGACGCCGCCGCAACGTGCAGTATCCATCCCGGCGCGATCTGCCCGCGCCGGATCCAGTCGCGTACCTGGTGTTCCTTGCACCCGTGGCCGATACGCCAGGCGCGCTTGGCGTGCGACGTGCCAAGTTTCTTCAGGACGTCGGCGTGTACCATGTTGGGATTGCGATCTGTCATGATGCTTGCATAGCTAATTGCTATGTTTGTGTCCATAGCACCCTGCTATGTTTTTTCGTGGTAGCGTTTTGCTATGCCAAGGGATACATCCATCAAGGCGATTGCCTCCCGAATAAGCCTGGCGCGGAAAGCGGCCGGATATGAATCCGCTGTTGAGGCGGCCAAGGCGACGCGTATCCACGTGCAGAGCGTCCGCGACCAGGAGGCTGGTCGACGTGGTGCAGACATTGATGCCCTGAATACTTATGCCCGCGTCTACAAGGTCAGTTTTGAATGGCTCGCCCTCGGCGTCGGCGCGATGCACGCCAATGAAAACACCCTGCAGTTCTGGGAAAAACGGCTCGACCCTGATTCGCTGCAGGAAGTCGTCGAATTCGCAAAATTCAAAAGCCGGACCGGCTGAGCCCCTTTTTTTGCCAAAAAAGTAGCAGATTGCTATGGACATGAACATAGCATATCGCTATGTTGCCGCCATCAAAGCTGATGGAGCCCACAATGATTACCCTGCAAGAACGCCTCGCTGGCCATCCTTGGAAAGCGCCTGACCAGATTGCCGCTGAAGCCGGTGCCGCCGCAGCCAACCGTCTGGCCCCGCAAAAACGCATCTACGACGCGGCCCAGTCCAGATACACGGCTGCAGAAATGCTCTGGCGCAACATGAGCGATGCCGAGCGCGCTGCAAATCGTGTCTGGTACGAACAGATCCGCGCCATCTTCGAGCACGTCGCCCACGCCTATCACGGCCCGGTCATCGCTGAACATATCGGCATCGACCTGGGTCGCGTCGCGTAAGCCTTACAAAGTTTCAAACCAAGGACATCCTGAAATGGTGAACTTCCTGACAGCTATAGCATTCGAACGTCACGTCGCTGAAAACGGCGCGGTATTCAAGGGCAACCTCGACCTCCGCGGCTGCACCGGCCTCGCCGCCCTGCCGGACAATCTCAGCGTCGGCGGCTGGCTCTACCTCAGCGGCTGCACCGGCCTCGCCGCCCTGCCGGACAATCTCAGCGTCGGCGATCGTATTACACTGCCCGACCATCTGTGCGGCGAGATGCTGTGGGAAGGCGCGCAGATCCGCGTTGAGAACATTGACGGGATCACCATGGTGATGGACCGCCATATGCCTGCAGACGGCTTCGATATCTGGAAGGCGCGTTATTTCGGCAAGCCGATCGCTGGCATGGAGTCCTGCTTCATCGCCAGGATAGGCGAGCACTACGCCCATGGCGACACGGTGCGCGCCGCGATCGAAGACGCGCGCGAGAAGGTTTTTGCAGGCCAAGGCGCTGCCGATATCGTCGCCGGGATCAAAGCCAGGGGCGAAGTCAGCTTTGCCGAGTTCCGCGCCCTGACCGGCGCGTGCCGCGAAGGTCTCAGGCAGGGCCTGCAGGAGCGGGGGTTGCCGGGCGACACAGAGAGCCTTTCGCTTGCCGAGGCCGTCAGGCTGGCAGCGGGGAACTCGTTCGGGGACCGGTTCATCGGTCTGGTATCCGGTGCAGCGCCGGCGAAAAAAGCTGAAGCTGAGGCGTGAACCATGGGCCAGCCGTCACTCAAATATGCAGTCGGCCTCAATGATGAAGGCGCGATCGTGGCGTCAGCTGTGATCCTGGACGCACTCGCATGCACCGAGGAGGACGCGCAGGCCTTTTGTTATCGCCATTCCCCGGTAGTGCGTGTGCTCGAGCATGCCGACTATGTGCGCCTGGTCGAGACGAAGGGATGGGTCGGGATATGAGCGCAAAGCAAGCCTCTCGTTTGGTCATGACCAGGGAAAAGCTCGACCGCGCAATAGCGTGGCGCGAGCAGGGTAAGTCGTTGGGCTACATATCGATGCGCATCGATATCAACCCCAAGACAATTGATTACCACCTTCGCAAACTGGGCGTGTTTCCAAACGGGTGGGTTCATCGCGGCGACGTGCGGACCAAGCGTTCGTGGGTTGACAAGAATGGCCGCGCCGTCCGCGCTTTTTCCCCGGATGAGGATGCCATTGCGGACCTGACCGGCAGGCCCTGGAACGGTGAAGCCGTGAAGGCAGAAAATTTAGCTGACCGGCAACGCGGCGAGTTCCTGAAACACGGGCGCAGAGAACTGGCGGCCCTGATGGAGTCACCGCTCAGCAGCCATGCGCGGATCCGATGCGCCGAGGCAGGAGACTATATTCCGGTCATGAGCGGGGGCTGGAAATGACGGACAACAGAAAGCGCCTTCGCGCAACACCGCCAAGCCAGGTGAAAGGCTCGCCGATAGTCAGGGCCGTCTTGAGCAAGGACGAATACCGGAAACTGTACGACATGGCGGCGGTCAAGGGCACCTCGATCGCCGAGACGCTGCGCAATTTAATCGATATGGCAGAGGATGCACGATGAGTGACCACGACAGCAAATATTACCGCAAAGAATGGATGTCCGAAGATCAGTGGGATTGCGCCAAGCTTGCGGCGCGCATCTGTGGCGGATTTCACCACATGGGAAAGGTTGCGAATGCCGGGGATGGTGTCTGCTGTGAAATATTCAAGTCCGATATCGCAACCTTTGACTTCGACGAGATGACTCGAATTGTTGTGCTGGCACATGACGCCTGCATCAGAGTTTCGTTTGGGCGTGCCACTAGAAACGCTGAATATGAGGGGAACGAGTACGAGGAACACTACTCGCGTCTGATCCTTCACAAGCGCCAACGCGAAGGCAGCATGACTCAGCGCCACCCAACGCTTGAAGATCACATTGCGCTCATTCGTGGGGTGGCTCCGGACCCTGCAAAGCTGGCTGAGCCAGACATGTTCTGGGACTGCGACGATCCAGAGCAGCCCTACGATAGCATCCAGGAACTGCTGACCGAAATGGATTACGAAGGCGAAGGCCTCGTTGAGGTCCAGCAGGCTATTCAATGCCCGCAGGCCGCGTATCGTTTCAGGTTCATTGAGGTCGAAGACACAGATGATCGTGAAATTGAAATTGAACAAATCCCAGACGACCAATACCGCGAACTGCGGGTTGCACAGCGCGTGGGATATGCTTTTCGGGCCCTGTTTGACGCGCGGGTAAAAAAAGAAGCCGAGCGCCTGCTTGAGGCAGAGGGCAGAGAGAGCCTTAGGATTCGGGCTGACGAGCGGTACGAATACATCCCATACCGCGTGAGGGCGCGCTTCGAACGCGAGGCCCGGGCCGCCCTGCTGGCAACGATTGGAGGTCAGGATGACTGATAGCCAACGCAAGATTCCCGATCACACAAGTTTCATTCATGCCGGCCGCAAGGACTGGCGGGACGGCGGCAAACCGCTCTGCGGGATAGGACCTATGGGCTGGTGCTATCTGGCGCCATCTATCGAAGAATTCTGGAAGAGCGACTATTACCGGCGCTGTCCAAGCTGCGAGGCTCTGACTGAAGTCCGGCAGAAGCTGATCCCCGAAGCAGGTGACCAGGATGACTAAACGGATACGCCACCTTGCCACCGAGCTGGCTGTGAAAGCCGTCACCGAGGACGGCACATTCTGTGGCCCGCGACGTGGAGGCAATATTGCCTTGCAGGTGCGCTTCACCAAAAGCATGAACCCACTCGCTGCGAGCATGCTGCTCACCTTCGAACACCTGCTTTCAGCAGACCGCAAGGAAGCCGACAAGATCCTCGGGCACCTGCGCGCCGCGTACCGACTGGCGAATAAGTCACCGGAGACGATAGACTGATGTCCGCCCGTCCCGTCCTCCTGCAGCGACTCTACAAGGCCCCGCACGCGGCGCTCTATCTCGACATGAGTGTGACCAAGTTCCGCGAGCTGGTCACAGCAGGCAGGATTGCGCCGCCGCGCGAAGATGACGGGCTGGTCCGCTGGGACGTACGGGATCTCGACGCCTATGCCGACGCATTGCCTTACCGTGGGGAAAGCACCCATACTCCACGCGCCGTGAGGGCAATCTGATGGGGCTGGATATGGCAGAACTGCGCAGGCGTTATCCCGGAACACGCTTTGACGTCGACCGGCACGGGAATCCGCGCTGGTACACAATCAACCCAAAGGGCCGCAAGATCCGCATGCGGGCCTTGCCAGGCAGCGACGCGTGGGTCGGGGAGTACCAGGCGATCCGCGCCGGACTCAACACTCCAGCGACGCCGCCAGAGCGCGGCAGCGTCGCCGAACTGATCGCCGCCTACATGTCCAGCCCGGAATGGGAACAGTTCGCACCCAACACCCGCCGGTCGCGCAGCCTGATCCTGAAAAGCATTCGCGCCGACGCCGGAGACCTTAAGGCCTCTGAGGTCACCGCCGCTGACGTGCGCGCGGGTCGCGACAAGCGTCGGGCCACGCCTGCCGCTGCCAATAACCGCATGAAGATGTACTCCGCGCTTTACAGCTGGGGGATCGAGCACGGCTACGCCACTGTCAATCCCGCGAAAGGCGTCAAACGGCTGGCCATGCGCCGTGGCGGGTACCATTCCTGGACCGTCGCCGAATGCCTGAAATATGAAGCGGCCCACCCGGTCGGCACCATGGCGCGCCTGGTCTATGCCCTGGCGCTTTATACCGCGTCGCGCGGGTCTGACATTCACAGGCTCGGGCCGCAACACATCCAGCCCGACGGTTCGATCCGGATCGAACAGCAGAAGACGCTCGAGGTCGTCCACCTGCCGGTCGTGCCGCCGCTGCGGGAAGCCATAGACGCCGTGCCGGGCCAGCACCTGACGTTTTGCGTCAATGCGCTGGGACGGCCATTTACGATCAAGGGCCTGCAGAACAAGTTCCGCGACTGGTGCGACCAGGCGGGCCTGCCGCAGTGCACCCTGCATGGCCTGCGCAAGGCGCTTGCCGCCCGGCTTGCCGATCTGGGACTTGATGTGTTCTCGATCGGCGCCGTGACCGGCCACCGGACGCTCTCGGAGATCCAGCGCTATACCGCCGAACGCGACCAGAAAGCCCTCGCCAAGGCCGCGCTCGAGGGCGCATTCGGGGAACAAAACGTCCCACCCGATTGCCCACCCGATAGAAAAGTGGGCGGAAAGAGCAAAAAAGATGTTTGAAAACAGCGCGATAAAAACCGGGTGGCAGTCCCTAGGGGAGTCCCGGTTTTCAATAAAATCAATGCTCTACGCTGCCCACTTCGGTTCACGTTCACCGTATAGCCTCGGGAACGAACGCAGAAACCGTCCCACTTTTTTGCAGTATAAATCCTGATTTGGAAAGGACCAATTATGAAACCCGATATCTGCATCTACCATGGCAATTGCGCCGATTGGTTCACGGCCGCCTGGGCGGTCTGGAAGCGGTTCGGCGATGAGGTCGAGTACGTGCCCGGCGTGTACGGCGAAAGCCCACCGGACGTGGCCAGTAAGAACGTCGTCATCGTCGATTTTAGCTACAAGCGGCCAGTATTGGAGGAGATGGCAAAGAGTGCCTATTCAATCCTCGTGCTCGATCACCACAAGACGGCAGAATCCGATCTGGTGCAAGGCGGGATTTTCACGGCCATGAGCAAGTGGACTGACCGGTTAGACTGGCCACGCTATGAGGAGAACCTCATGCAGGACGAGATGGAAAACGCCGGGTGCCGCATTTACACGGTGTTTGACATGGAGCGGTCCGGCGCCGGCATTACCTGGGACTTCCTGCACCCGAACGATGCGCGGCCAAACCTCGTTAGGTATGTCGAAGACCGGGATCTCTGGCGTTTTACCCTCGACCAGTCGCGCGAGGTGAGCGCGTTCATCTTTGCGCATGCCTACACGTTCGATAACTGGCAAAAAATTAATGCCATTCTCGAGACAGATCGTACCAATGCGGCTGCTGGCGGCCGCGCAATCGAACTGAAACATCACAAGGACGTGGCCGAGCTGGTGGCGAAGTTGAGGCGCCCGATGGTGATCGGCGGTCAGCTGGTTCCGGTTGCAAACCTTCCCTACACGCTGACCAGTGATGCCGGGCATCTGATGTGCGTTGAGCCGCATGAAGGGTCCCTGGCGCCGTTTGCTGCCTGCTATTGGGATCCGCCGGATGGTCGGGTGTTTTCGCTCAGGTCGGCCGAGGGCGGGTATGACGTTTCCGAAATCGCCAAAGCGTATGGCGGCGGCGGCCACAAGAACGCCGCTGGATTCACCATGCCGATCGGCTGGGAAGGCGATTCAACAGAATGATCGAATAGGCAGACGTCCGGGCTGCCTACGCATTCCCGCCGGACAATCCCCCCAACGAAAAGGAACTTAATATGTACCCCGATGACTTAACAGCTGACCAGATCGCCAAAGATTTCGACCGCAGGGCCGCCTACCGTGTCGGCGGCGAGGCCCAACAAAACGCTCGCCGCGCGCGGCCAACCCTGCCGGAGATATCCGAACAGGCCGAACACATTGCGGGCTTGACCGCTTCCCTGCACGCCAGCTTCACCCGCCTGCGCGATAACCTGGTCGGATCCGAGCCGCGCCTGACTGAAGGGCTCGGCAAGGAATCGGTGCCCGATCACGTGCCGCTTGACCAGCTGCACTCGAGCCAGACTGCTACAGTCCGGACGCTGCACCGGTTGATCGAAATGGTCGACCAAACCCAGGCCGAACTATTCGGCAAGATGTAATCCACCTCTAAACGCAAAAAGCCCGCCAGCTCGACACCAAAGGCGTCATGCTGGCGGGCTCGCTGTTTGACCTTAACTTTACACCCAGGGGGCTGGGGGGGCTGATGGGTCCGGATGCTCGGTACCAATCAAACAGACACCGTTTATATATGGGCCGATTGCGGCAATGCTAGGGCTTTTTCAGGCACCACTCGGCGTACTTCACCGACTCCTCGCTCGCATCATAGATCAGCTGCGCACGCGCCTCGAGGCAACTCGACTTCTTGCAGGCGCCATGCATCTCGATCGCGACTGGCCCGGCCGCGCAATACTTCACGCCGGCGTTAAATCGCGACCAGCCATAATCGAGCCAGCAGACCGCCCAGAGCGCCGCCCAGGTCGACGCCGCGATGAACAGGCCCAGCAGCAGCAGCCGCACGCTCTCGACCACCCAGACCGGCGGCACGATGATCTGAACGGCATTTCCTGACGCTTCCCGGGCGATCTGGTTTGCGAGCGATCGCGTCATAGCCGGCAGATCGGCGCGCTGGGGTCGACGCATTCGCAGTAATAGTCGGTCGCCTTGGCCTCGAGCGCGTCGCGCTTGACCTTCGGCAGGCTGTTGAACACGTCCGCCGGAATAGGCACCGGGCCGGTCAGCGCGCACATCGTGTCGTGCTCGTGCTCCTGGATCGTCGGCGCGACCTCCTTAATCACTGATGACGTATAGCCGGATCGGCTCTGGCAGCTGGTCAGCAGGAGCATCCCCACTATCAGGGCGGCTAGCAATACGATCCGCGCGACTCTCTGCACGCTCGAGGCGTTCATTGGATTCCTCCTTCATTTTGATGACGATCTGGTCGGCCGTTTTTTGCGCCCGCAGCGTTGCCCGCAGCCGTTCGAGTTTGAGCGCCTGGGCGACGCGCACGCGCACATAGGCCCAGAGCAGCGCCAGGGCGACGCCGATCAGGGCCACCGCCTGCGCAGCGGGGTTGTCCTTGAACCAGAGCCAGAGCCCATATCCGAACGGCGCAGGCATCAGCCCAGCGGCTCCTGATCGTGCTGGCGTCGGTGATAGAGACTTGCCCGACCGTTCCACCACATCACCACACCCAGCACGATCAGAAACAGGCAGAACGCCACGCCCATGTAGATGAACGTCTGCGGCTGCAGGGTCTCGATCACCTTGCCGACCTTTTCGACATTGCCGACCGCGATCGCCGTGCCACCGGTACCGAGCGTTCCGATCGCGCCGAGTACCGTCGTCTCCTTGCCGCGCTGCGCCCTGTTGGCATCCTTGCCGCGCTTGGAGTGCTCGAGAAATTTCGGCTCCCTGGTTCCGTCGACTACGACCGCAGGCGCCTTCTTGACCGCCGCAGGGGCTTTGGCGGGCGCTGGGGCCGGCACGATCGGTTTCGGCGCCGTCGCCGGGATCTGCGGCACCTTGGCACCGAGACCCTTCGCCATGCCCGTATTGAGCCAGAACGTCTCGCGGTCCGCGGCGGACATGGTCGCCCAATTGTCCGGGATTTCGATCACGACCTGGTTGGGCTTTACCGCAGGCGCTGGCAGGGCCTTGGAAACTGCTGGCGGAGGCAACGGATAATCGCGAGCGACGCGCAGCACGTCCGCCCAGGGCGTCTTATATGTGACCGTATCGTACCAGCGATTTTTAGCTGGCTGCCATTCCGGATCAGTCTCGAGATCGATCCTATTGGTCTGCTCATCGATCGCGTCGTGCCCGTCGAGGCTGAGGAAAAGGCAGGCCTCGAGGCAGCGCCGACGGTAAAGCCCGCGCCAAGCCCGCACCCAGACCATGCCCTGCGTCAACAGGCGACCGTCGGGCCCGGTTTCGGCCCTGCCGATCACATTGCCGTCGGCGTCGAACTTGTTGCGCACCGTCGCATAGACAAAATCGCCGAACCGCGCCGCCGCATCGTTCCAGCGCTTGGCGTTGACATGCTCGAGCAGCTCAGACCCTGCGAGGTCGTCGCTGCCGCAATTGTTCGCGAGCAGGTAGAGCGCGTCCCACTGGTACTGATTCAGGTCAACAGTGACCAGGCGCTGCACCTCGGCCTCGACCTGGCGCCACTTGTCGCTGGTCTCGACCTCGTACTGGTAATCGGTCATCACCGTTTTAGGCCCGACCTTTGTGCCGTCTGCCAGCATGTGCAGGCCGTCGCCGATCTGCCAGTTGCCAGCATCGTCCTGGTGCGCTGTCATGATCGTGCCGCCGGCCGGCCGCTCGAATAGTATGTTGACCGCCATGCCGGCGGCGCTGATTCCTGGCGTCATGGCCATTTGCCTCCCTCGATAATTGTCACCGCCTGATCAGACTCTGCGTCGGTCGCGGTCACCGTCAGCAGACCAGTTTCGCTGATCTCACAATCAATTCGCAGCACCGGCATTCCAGCTTCGGCAGCTGTCAGCGGGTAGCGGTACTCGGCGAGGAACGTGTTGCCGGCAGCTTGCAGGGCCCTGCCCTGGAATACGCCGACTGCCAGCTCGCCCTGGCCATCCTGCTCGGGCCCGATGATCACCGAGGCAGCCGTGCCGAATTTCGCGCCTTTGGGGATGATCGGCAGGAATGAGCCGCCGGCCGTCTCGATGCCGTAAGCCATGGCGACGATATCAGTATGCCCGAACCGGGCCAGCCGGTTGTCTTTCTTCGCTGCCTTGATCGCAGCGCCGAGCGCGACGATCTCGTCAGGGTTTACCGTCTTGAGCGGCGCCTTGCCGCCAAAAAAGGCGCGCACCGAGTCACGCACCAGCGGCATGCGGGTCATACCGCCGACAAGCACGATATGGTCGATCTCTGTCACCTTGCGGTCGGCATCGGTCAGGCAGGTCGCCGTCGCCTTCAGCGCCCGGCGCACATGGTCCTGCACCAGGTTGTCGAATTCTTCGCGGGTCACTGTGTAGGAAAGGTGCTCGGGCAGGTTCTGGACATTGTCAGCAATAAACGTCTCGCTGACCACCGTCGAATTGCGCTCGGTCAACTCGCGCTTTGCTTCCTCGCTCGCCTTGGCCAGCCGCAGCATGGCGATATCGCGGGCGCGCAGGTCGATATCCTTGTCGGCCTTGTACTTCTGCACCAGGAAGTCGGTCAGGCTGCGGTCGAAATCGAGGCCGCCCAGCTCTTTCTCGCCATTGGTCTCGATCGGCTCGTACTGGCCCTCGACCCGGTGCATCACCGCGACGTCGAACGTGCCGCCGCCCATGTCGAACACCAGGATAGTCGAATACTTTTCCTCGGGCAGGTCGCAGGCCAGCGCCGCGGCCATCGGCTCGCCGAGCACCTCGATCTCGGTGAAACCCGCCATGCGGGCCGCCTCGATCGTCGCCGCCTTCTGGTTTTCGTCAAAATAGGCCGGCACCGTCACGATCGCGCCTTCAACCGTCTCGCGCAGGTATTCCTCGGCCGCGTCGCGCAACTTGCGCAGCACCAGCGCCGAAATCTGCTCCGGCAGGATCGGACCGTCACGCCCGCGCAGCGCCACCTTGCCGAGATCTCCCTCGCAGGTCTGCGGGCCTTGGTCGGCATTGTCGCGCCAGGGCTTGCCGATCAGGCGCTTGACGTTGCTGAACGTGTACTGCGTGTTTCGCTTGATCTGGTCGCGGGCCAGCTCGCCCACCAGGATCTCGCCGTCGTCGAGATAAGAAACGACCGACGGCAGCACGCGGCTGCCATCTGGTAACGGGATCACAAACAGGCTTTGTCCGTCATGGAAGGCGACGCACGAATTCGTCGTGCCAAGGTCTATTCCTACGGTAATCATTCTGCAGCTCCCGGCAGATCAATGCAAAGCCGGTCGCCGACCAGCACGACCGTCTCGGTCATGGCCAGCTGGCGCAGGCGCTTGGAGTCGTTGCCGCGCCGACCGAGCAGGCGCATGCGATCGCTCAGCTCGCGCGCCTTGCGCTCCTCGTCCGTTTCGCCTTTGTCTTCCGGTTTGTCAGGCGTGTCATTGGCAGGGGGCGGCGGCGGTGTCGCTGGGGGCTTTTCGGGCGGCGCTGGGGGCGTTGGCGGGGTTTCCTGTGCCGATGCAGCCAGCACAGCGCCAAGGAAGCCCAGCGCCGCCGCTGCGGCCCGGTATTCCGGATCCTCGCGGGCCAGCTCCCGAGCCTGCGCCTCGGCTTCACGTGCGACCCGCCGGGCCAGTGCCGTTGCTTCGATGCGCGCCCTGTTCAGGTCCGCGCCGTGCTGGATCTCGCGGATCTCCTCGTCAATCTCGAGCTGCGCAATGATTCTCACAAACCTGCCGTGCAGGTCGGCATAGGCGCCAAGGCCCAGCGCCGCGATTGCCTCGAGCAGCATGGCCAGGAAAAACAGGCCGCCATTCGACCATTGATCGGAGTCCCACCAGGTATGATCACCGAGCCAGATGAACACTTCCCACGTATCGGCTGTGTTGTCGTTGACCGTGAGGTCGATTTTATTCGTTGCCTGCGCGGTCTCGATCGCCGCGATCTGGCGCTCCTTTTCGAGGATATCGGCGCGGGCGTCGGCCTGGTATTTCGAAATATCATCCTGCAGCTTCTGCACGCTGGCATTATCCGCCGCTGACATGCCGTCGACCTCGTCCTTGATCGCATCGATCGAGGCGCGGGCCTCTGCGATCGCCGCGTCGCGGTCCGCGCGAATACCCGCGATCTGGCCGTTGATCGTCGTGATCCGGCTGTCTTTCGTGTCAATCTGGGCCTGGGCGACTTCCTTGCCCATGATGGCGTCGATACCCTTGTCAGCATGGCCCGCCGCGAAAAAGTTCAGGGCCGACAGGAGGCAGGCCGCGACGCAGAACAGCCAGATCGCGCGGACCGTAAGCCGGGCCGTCGTGTAGCCTTCGACGCCTTTGAACTTCTGCAGGAACACGCCGGACGCGACAGCACCGGTCCGCAGCACCAGGCCGAAGGCAATGAACACGGGCCAGAGCGCCCAATTGTCACCGGCGATCGACCCGAAAAAGATCATGTCCAGGACATAGACCACGCCGACAGATCCGACATATGTCGCAAATACGCCCTTGTCGGCGGCCTTGAGCAGCCAGATTCCTGTGATATCCGGAAACCGCCAGCGCCGGACCGACGCCATAGCGGCAATCAGCAGGCCAAACAGCCCGACGCTGATCACCGTGAAAGGAACACTCTGCGTGTGGTTCCAGGTAAATTCCGCCGCATAGATCAACAGCGACCCGACGATCGGCGCGAGGCACAGCGCCGCAAATATCTTCAGCGGCCTTGACCCGGCAAACAGCCAGCCGGTACCGCGTCCGATGCCACGCCCGACGCCCACGGCGCCGGCCGATACGCTGCGACCGATGCCGCTGGCAAACGACTGCAGGCTCATTCGCTGCCCTTTCCAAGCCGGTACCGGATCGCGATCGAGATGCCTTCCTGGTGAATCATCAGCTCGACTTCGTCGACGTGCAGCGTGTGCCCGTCAGGCCCTGTCCGCTGCTGGTTGCGCAGCATGAACACCGACACGCCCAAGCCGAGAAAACCCTCGCGGGCCAGCTTCACGCGCAAGCTAGACGCCATTGCGTCCTCGATCGCGATCTGCTCGTGCCCACGCTCTCCGACGTGCGAAAAAGTCACGCCCTTGTTGATGTAGTGGTTTTCTTTTGCCCAGCCATCTGCCAGCCGGCGCAACAGGTCGCCCGTGATCTGGATCTCGTCCATGTCTCAGCCCTCCAAATTTACCCGAATTTCCTCGAAATGTATGGCCACGCCCGCTCGAGCAGGCCCGCCGCGATCATGCCGATCACGATGATGTAAGGCATCCAGTCACGCCGTGGCGGAGGCGGAGGCGCAGGGGGCGGGATCTTTGTCGCGATATCTGTCGCGACCTTGGTTTCGACCTTTTCCCAGAGCAGGCTGAACGCGTTTTCGACCGTGCGCTTGACGGCATCGTCGACCCAGCCGCGGGTCTCGGCCTTATCGTCGCGCAGCACGCTCTTGAGCTCGGCCGCGACCTCCTTGATCGCGCTCGTCGTCTCGCGACGGATATCGATCAGGTGCTCATGCGTTGGCATGCCGCGCACCCGCTCTTTCAGGACGCCGAATTCTTCCTCGATCGACATTAGACGACCTTGGCACTGCGCAGCTCGTATTCGATGCCAAACAGCAGCGTGTGCCGCTCCTGCTCGTCCTTTGTCGCTGCATTGGATCCGACCAGGCCTGACAGGCGCTGGTATTCTTCGCTCAGGCGCGGGCGGGCCTGGGCGATCGTCTCGCCTGGCAGCATCAGCCCGCGAAACGTCGTCGACACAACTGGCCCGCTGCGGGCCTGCGCTTCCTCCATCTTCCGAAGTGTTTCCGCGAGCGACGGGGCTGGCGCCGGCACTGCCGGCAGCGCATTGGGATCCAGCCGCCGGATATCCTCCTCGAGGCGTTCGCCATAGTTGCGCAGGATCTTGCCAATTTCGGCGAGCCGCTTGTGCACCTGCTCGGCAGCGAATTCCTCAGGCCCATGATCATCGTCATTGAGCAGGACCAGCGCCGACGTGGTCAGCTGGTCGATCATCCCGCGCGCCGCGCGCAATTCCTTGCGGGCCGACACGGCATAGCCGACCGAAAGTTTAAGGGTATCAGCCATTAGGTCATTCCTTCTTGCAGTAATAGCTTGGCCGCTCGGTCACCAGCTGCCGGCAGAGGCGCTGGAACTCGGAGCCGTGTTCCTTGATCTTCTCGCCATGCTGGCGCCAGGCAAGGATGTGCGCGACCTCGTGCCGGATCCGGTTTTCCATTTCCTCGGGCTTCGGCGCGTCGCGGTTGGCAAGGATCCACTCGCCGCCGTCAGGGTCGCGCGCAGCCATCGCAGAGCGGTCAGTTCCCGGTCGACGCATCCACGGGTCATCGCCCGGAACTTCCTGCACGATGACCCCGTTTGGCTGGTTCTGTTCCAGCAGGGCCTGCGCGACGATTTCTGCGGGGGTCATCAGATAGGGCCGCCGCCGCTGATAATGACGGTGCCGGATGCAAGCACCGTGCTGCCGAGCCTGATTTCAATGGTCAGGTTGGCAGATCCTGAAACGCCAACAGTCCATGTCCGCGTACTGGTCAGGGCAAGCCAGCTGCCCGTTGTGCCCGTGGCGACAGATCCGCTGTTAAGCGTGGCGCGACACTCATATGCGCCAGGCGCCTTGCCTTTGGGCGTTATCCAGTCGCCAACATCCCCAACGACAGCGGCGATAATATCGCCGTCGCTTTCCAGCGCATATGAGCTGCCAGATCCAGGAAGGCCTATATAGGTGCCCGCCGCAACGTCGAGGGTGACCTTACCCAGCGTTGCCATGAAGGCGAGCAGCATGCTCACGACACGTCGCCCGTGAGATACACGACCGTTCCCGATTCATAATTGAAGCCCATGACACCCCGCGAGGAAAGCGTCGCGCTGGATACGTTGGTGCCGTTCACATACATGGTCAGGCCGGAGCCGCGCGTAATCGTCCTTGCGGCTGATCCGGCGCGTACAATCCCCATGTCACCCGGCGAAAACACGTTCGCGGGCATGGTAATATTGCCCGTTGCCGTGATCTGTTCGTTCGCATTACCTGCAACGGTCAGGGTGCCTGTGGTGACGCTTCCTATTCCGGGTGCCGCCTTGATTGTTCCTGCGCTCAGTTCGCCGGAAACATCAGCCGCACCATTGATGTCAATCAGCGTGGCGTTCAGTTCAATTTCATCTATTGTATCGCCAGTTCGCTGCAAAGAAATGGCGTTTACAAAACTGGTGACGCCATCGTTATTCGCCTGAATACGCAAGACGCCATTCGCGCTTGATAACCGCCAAATTTTCTCGTCTGCGCCCGCATCTGACTCAACCAAAACATAAGCAGGTAAATTGGCGTTTATTTGCTGCTGGCCGTAATAGACATTGGAACCGCTAAGTGTCGCAAATGCACTCGCCTGCACCCCGTCCAGCGTATCCGCGTCAAGCCCTGACCCGGCCCCGTCATTGGCGCTGGTCCAGAGAGTCCCGCCAGCTGCACCGAGATAGCCCCACTGGGCCGCACTGATCGTGGTCGATCCAATGTTCTGCAACTCGCCCAGTTCCGCCGCTGTAAGGGGCGTGCCTGCATATGTATCAAGGTCAGCGTCCCATGCCTGAACGTTGGCGCCGATCACGAGGCCCAGTGCCGTGCGCGCATTGGCCGGGGTTTTCACCTCCCATGCCGTCCCGCCAGCATTGCCTGCGATGAAGTTATTGGCGGCCACCGTCAGGCCCGCCAGCGTGGACAGGTCTGCGTCCAGTTCCAGCGCCGTGCCGTTGAACACGAGGCCCGTGCCAAGCGTCAGCCACCCGATGGCGCCTGCGCTGTCGTCCCATCCCAGCAGGCGATCCGCGCCCGGATCCGTCAGCGCCGCAACATCGTCGAGCAGGTCGTCCTGCGCCTGCGCACCGAGAGCCGTGCGCGCCGCCGCCGCAGAACTGGCGCCTGTGCCGCCTGCTACGATCGGGCGGACCGTGTTGGAATCGGACTCCAGGTCCTCAGCAAGCGTGTTGAACTTCGTGCTGCTGACCGGGTCACCGCTCACCGCCGCCGTGTTTGCCGGCAGGCTGTATGTACCGCTTCCATCTCTAGGCATCGGCTCACCTCCTGAATATAGGGACTGAAAATTTAGCGGGGCTTGCGGCCGTGGTTCAGATGGAACCCGTATTTGAGCTCGGCAGCTTTGCGCGCCGCGACAGCGTCGTCGAACGAGTCGAACAGTCCGAGGTGCAGATGCACCGTTTGGACCGTAATTTGAGCCTGCCACTTAGAGCGTTCGGAATTCCAAAACACGCCGGTCACGCCGCTGGCGTTGTCAGATCGGCGCTGTTGGTTCTTGGAATTTTGCGCTCCAGTGGCGTTGCGCAAGTTCGCAATCCTGTTGTCTGTTCGAAAACCGCTGATGTGGTCGACCTCATCTTCCGGCCAACGTTCATGATAAACGGCGAAAGCGACCCGATGAGCCAGCACCGGTTTGTAGAGTATGCAACCTGCACGATAGCCGTCCGATGTCTCAGAGGTGAATGCCTGCTTACCGGCATTGCGACCATTCCAAACGTTGGCGGATACTTGGCGGCCTCGGGCACCTTCTGCAAACATCCAGACCGGCCGTTCTTTCCAGGTCAGCTTGCCTGTCTCCGGGTCATAGTCGAGCAGGCGCCGCAGCACCCTTGCCGACGGTAATTTACGCTTCTGTCCTGGCACGGTACTTGCTCAGACCGGTCTGAGGAGAACCGGTGCAGCGGGCCGTTCAAAATCCTGCAGCGCCTCTGAAAGGGACTTAAGCAGTTCGAATGCTGCATGCCGCGTATACGCCGCCGCTTGGACAACCTGGACGCCGCCATTGGTGCGCAGGCGGCTCTGAACCAGTATCATGTCGCCGAGTGACTCGACGTTCGGCGATGCGTTGGAGTATGAGAAATCAGCCATTGGGACCTCTTGAGCAGGTGCTGGTGGTTAGGGCCGGGTGGGAAGGGCCAACTTCCCCCCGGTCTGCCAATGTGGTATCAGAGTTTTATGAGCAAATCAATAACCGTGAAATCACAGAAGCGCCGAGGACCTGCGCCAACCGGAAAAGGCACGCCGGTAATGGTTAGGCTCCATGAACCAATGATTTCACAAATTGATCAGTGGGCTCAAGAGTTTGCCCCTGGCGAGTCCCTCTCGCGACCAGAAGCGATTCGCCGTATGCTAGCGGAGTACCTAAAAAGCTGTGGGGTGAACTGACATGGATGTTGCGGGCTGCGGAGTAGTACTGGTTGTTATCGGCATCATCGCCGCGCTGTTCGTGTTCCTGCCGTGGCCGATTGCGCTCATCATCATTATTGGCTTGGGGCTCATCAGCGCGGGATATTCGAGGTAAAATTGATGCTCAAGCGTACGCTGAAAATGCTGTGGAGATTCTACCAAGCGCTTGAAAATTGGAGCTGGGTCATAGGCATCGTCGCAGCATTCGCGGCCTTCCTGGTTAAATGGTTGAGCGCCCGGCTGCCTAATGAATACCTCGACTTCGCTTTTGGTCTGTCCGAGGCTCAATACCCACTGCTGCTGGTTGCGATATCTGGCTTTGTCCTGGCGTTTGTCGGCATAATCCGGACCAATCTGCAGGAGTGGTACACTCACAGAAGATCGTCTAATCCACCGCCGCGCTGACATTCGACAACCGGTCTTCATCGGCCTGCAGAGCACGAATAGTCTGAGCATTGAGCTTGCCGTTTTCGACCAAGCCCCGCTTTTTCTGGTACTTGCGGACAGCCTCCGAAGTTTTTGATCTGCCCACAGTTCCGAATTTCCCATCAAGGACAAGATTTGTCCCGAGAATGACATTTAGCAGGCCCTGTACTTCCACCATGTCGTCGCCATCTGAGGCCAGATTTTCTGAGTAATCCCGAAATTCTTCGAAGCGTGCCACTTCAGATTTGGCCTTCTGTTCCCTAATCGATTGAGATGTTTTCACACTCCCCGCTACTCCCGCTGCCAGCATCGCAGCAGCAACAGCCTGGCCCTTCAGCTCGTGACTGCCGAGCGGTTTGACCTCGCCGCTGGCGATCCTGTAGGCATCTTCGGCGCGGTCCGGGTTTAGCAGCAGGTCAAGCATCTCATTGTCGGTCTCGAGCTGGCGGCGTCCCGGCACGGCCGTGGCGCGCAAGTCGGGCAGGATGCCTGGCTCCTCCCGCAGGCGCTGGCGCACCGTGTCAGCGAACCGTCGCGCCTCGCGCACCAGAGCCGCGACGCTCGTATCCACCGCAGCAGGCACTTCATCGGCGATCTGGCGCAGGTTGGCCGTCTGGCCTTTCGATTTGGCCTTTGCCGCCTCCACCGCCGCCGTCGCATCGTCGATGCGCTTGAGCAGGGCGGCCTGGGCAGCTGCCTTGGCTTTCTGGGTCTTGAACTTCGTGTGCCCGCCGTCCGCGCCGAAAAAGCCGCGCAATTCATCCATCGCCGACTCAAGTTCAGCGCGGGCCGCCATGGTCTCGCGGTAGGCCCGGGACCGTGATTTCTTCGCCAGTCCAGCGGCCCGCTCGGCGTCCCGCAGCTTTTCAGCGGCAAGGTCGTAGCTCGTCAGGTACTGGTCGACCGCCTTTGCGTTTTCCTGCGCCTGGGCAGCGCGCTTGCTGCCGCGTCCGACGCGGCCACTGGTCAGCACCTGTTCGGCATCGCTTGCCGCCCGGCCCACTTCGGCCGCAGCCGCATCAGGGACGCGCATGCTTTCAATCGCAGCCTTGCCCGGCGTGGGCGTGTCCATGGCCGAAGGCGCGAGCAGTTCAGACTGCCGCCGCGGGTTGCGAGGCGACCGCACACGGCGATCAGCGGCTCGCAAGCCTTTCGCGATCAGCTTGCCAGGGCCGGTGGTATTGCCGTCAGGCAGGAAGCCAGCGGGCTTGACGGGGCCCGGCTCGTTGATCAGGTCATCAAGGCCGCGACCGAGCTTTTTCTTTGGGCGCTTGCGGGATTTGGCTTTCGGCGCAGGTTCGGGCGCCTGCGGGGCTGGCGGCCCTCCGCCACTGCCGCCCGCTGCCGGCGCCGCGCCGCCGCCAGGACCGCGCAGGGTCTTGCCGACCGGGCCCGTATTTGCGCGCTGCTGCAGCCGGGCGAGCTGGCGCAACATGTCGTCGCCCTGCGAAAGCAGTATCTCGGTCGCCGACCGGTTAATCTCCGGATTCATGACACCGGGCTGGACGAACTTATTTTCCGCCCAGTTACCCAACTTTTGAAGCATTCTGCTTTGCGCAGCCGCAGGTCCTTGCGACACCGCCGAGCCGATTGCCTCGCCAATGTTCGACATAAACGTGTCATCGATCGATGCATCGGCCATGTCAGCCTGACGGAATGCCGTGCGGCTGTTGCCGAGGGTTTCGACGGTGAAGTCTGACCGGTTGGCGACGCGCTCGACCTCCTGCTCAAGCTGCGCATTCAGGCGGGTCTGTTTGGCGCGGAGATCCTCCTTGCCCTTTTTAGTCAGCTTTTTCGGGAGCACAGCGTTGATCTTTTCCCTGATCGCCGGCGTTCGTGCGACCTTGCGCGTCGCGTCCGCAAAGCCTTTCATGTTGGACTGGTTGCGCAGGTCGTCACCGATCGCCCGCGCCGCGCCGATCGTGTAGGCTTGGCGCCCTTCCGGCGATGCCGGCGGAATCTCGATCTCAGGAGTCTTGTACCCCTGCAGCACCTGGTCGATGTCTTCGACGTCGACGTTCTTGTTCATGAACTTGCGACCTTCCTTCAGGAGCTCGCCGCGGCGAATGCGTTCTGCTGCGATTGCCCGGGCCTCGCCGATGCCAGACGGATCAATGATGGCCCGCAGGCCGTCGCGCAGGTTTTTCAGGCCGGATGGCACGTCCTCGGGCTTGCCCTTTCCTTCAACTGCCTGGTCGTACTTGCGGTTGATCATGCGCTCGACATAGTCCGCCGCCTGAACCGACACGCGACGCGGTCGCTGGCCGTTCTCGATCTGCGCAACCATGGTTTTCAGCTCGTCGCGAATTTTAGGGAGCCGCATAGTATCTGCATATTTTGCGGCGCTTTTGACAGCTTCGCGCGCGACCTCGCTCTGCTCAATCTCACTCAGGAAACGGCCTGCGGTCTCGTTGTTGAAAAACGTCTGGTATTTGCGGCCCTCGCGCTCGTGGAAGTGGGCGAAATCATAGTACGGCTCGGGATCAGATGCCCGTGCGCGGGCTGCCTCGGCTTTCGCTTTTGGAAAATCCTTGCGGTCCGCGCCCATGGCCTCGGCGAACCGGCCTTCGAGCAGGTTGACCTCGTTCTTTCCGCGCTCGAGCAGGACGGCCTTGGCTGCCTCCTCACTCTGGCGGTTTGCCGTCACCATCGCCGACAGCAGGCCCCGTTCATTCGGGCCCATGAACTCGGCCAGGGTCTCAGGGACTTCGCCGGTCTTGTTCCAGGCCTCGAAATCGGCCCGCACCTTTTCCAGCGACGTGCCGGACCGCTCGGCCCGGCGCAGGACCATGTCGAGCGCCTTGTTTTCCGCGCTGGTGAACGCTTTGTAACCGATTGCCTTGACGATCGGCGCAACGGCGTACTCCGCCGCCGGGCCCAGCACAAAACCGCCTGCCGCGCCGATCGCGCCGCCGAGTGCTGCGTCGCCGAGCCTGTCGGCAATGTCGCCGTCCGCGTTACCGAACCCGTAAGTGGCGCCATAGGCGCCGCCCTCAAGCGTGTACTTTCCGGTCTGCTTCGCCGCGCCAGCCGCCTTGGCTCGCAGGCCCGTCTTGACCGCCGTCTCGCCCGCCTTCGCGCCGGCCGCTGCGGCTTTCGCGCCGCCGACAAAGCTCGGACCCGATGCCGCCGCGCCTGCAAACTCGCCGAGACCATAGCTCACCGGGTTGTCATACCGCGCCGTATCGTCGACCAGGCGCTGCGCGTCGCGGTTCTCGATGTAGTTTTCCCGGATCCCGGAATCCTCAGGCAGGAACTGCTCTGCAATCATGCCCGCCGCTGCATTGGCAACACCAGTCGCAACCCGGTTTGGCCCGGATCCCATGATCTTGCGAACGGCAGGCTTGGACCAATCAGGCAGCTGGTCCAGTATGACTTCGCGGCCGCCGGCAGCCTCGTCATTGAAGCCCCAGCCCTCGCCTGCCAGGAGGCCCTGCCCTGCGCTCTGGACCTGGTTGTATTCCTTGGGCCGGACCGCGACCTGCTGGTATTTCTCCCACGGCCTGGCGCCCGCTGGCGCGTCCGGCGTGGCGTATTTTTCCCACGGGCCCGCCATCAGCGGAACCCTGCCGGCGTGTCACCGCCGACTGCCCAGTGTGGGTTCGGGGCAAGCATGGGCGGTGCCCCGCCCACCGGTTTCCAGTTCTTTTCGTCGGTCGGGTCGCCGCCCATGAATTCAAAGCCGTCCTCGACGGCCCCGGGTTGTGGCGGTCCTGTCGGTCCAGGCGCACGCGACTCTGGCGACGTCCAGCCCATCATCACGCGTTCTGGTTCAAAGCCATACTGCTGGGCCGTCGACGTATAGTTCTGGCCGAGGCGGTTATAAGCCTCGTCATAGATCGGCATCATGCTGCTCGCCGCCGCGACCAGCGCGTTGCGCGTCTCGTCGGGCAGCAGGGTCTTACCGTTTTTCAGCTTCGGCAGCCATGTCTCGGCCTGGCCAATCAGCGACGCGGCAGACTGGGTCAGGGCCACTTCGCCCTCTCGGGCCACGCTGCCGGGGTCAAGCATTTTGGTGAAGGCGACGACAAGGGCAAGGTCGGCAACGGCCCGCTGGTCGTCGGGGATATTCGGGTCGCCCATGGCCTTGATCCGGCCCATCTGCGTCGAGATGTCGGCATAGTCGTCATACACGCCCTGCCAGTTCTTGGCGTACTCCCGCTCGAGCTTGATTGTGTCCGGGTCGAGACCCGCTGGGTTGTTCGGCATATCCGCTTGCGCCTTGGCCCGCGCTGCTGCGTCGTCGGCTGCCAGCTTGGCATATCCCAGACCCATTTCGTCGCCGTGAAACTGGCCGCGCTGATCCATGGTCGCATCGAACTGGCGTTCGCTCTGGTCGAACGTCTTGCCAGCCATGTCCTGATTGAATTCCTGGGCAATCTCCTGCAGGTCGACGCCGCGGCGCTGCAGGCCCAGACCCTCGTCGGCGCGCTTGTTTTCGACGCCGGTCTGCTGGCTCATGAAATCAAAATCGCGATTGCTGTTCTTCTGCGTGATCGCCGCATTCAGGTCGAGCTGGCCTAGCGCCGACATATCACCGCCCATGGCGCGGTTGATCATGTCGGCCCGCACGCGCGCAGCTTCAGCTTCTGCTGAGTCGGCCTTGCCGATCGCCTTGCGGGCAAGGAACGCTTCGCCGAGCTGCGCGAGCCCGGTACCGATCGAGGTTGCATCGCGGCCCATGGCTCGGCCGGTGAGCAGTTCCGCAATCTCGCGGCGGCTCCGCGCCGACTGGTCCACTTCTGCCATTCCCGGGCCCACAGGCCCTTCTGGCGCCTGTGGGACGGCAGGCATGGCCGGGGACGCCGGAAACGGCGCGCCTGCGCCTGGTGCGCCCGGCAGGCCGTTTGCCTGCGCCGCTCCCTGCTGGACCAGGAGGCTGGCAATGTCTGCACGCGGGCCGTAACCAGCATATCCATTGTATCCCATGGCCTAGGCTCCTCCCATGAGGTACGAGCTGCCGAGCCCGAACAGGCCGCCCATGAGCGCCTGCTGCTGCTGCTGCTGCTGCTGCCAGACGGCCAGCTTGTTCGCATAGCCCTGCTGCGTGATACCTGCCACGTCGGTCGTCGGCATCTGCGCCGGCGTCGCCAGGCCAAATTGCGGGGTTTGCACCTGGCTGCCCGACAGGAGCGCCGTGATCTCGTTGATCGGCTGGTTGCGCGAGGCAAAAGCCTCCTGCATGGCCTGGCTGCGCTGCCTGTCCTGTCCCTCGACCAGCACCTGGCCCTGTGTGAACCGGCTGTCGGCAATGGCATCCTCGCGACCCTGAATCTGCTGCTGGTCAGAGAATTTCTGCCCTTCCATCGCGTCGCCATAGCGACGGACGTCCTCGCCCATGCCAAACAGCGCCGTGCGGTTCTGGTTGTTCGCCGCAGTCGCGCCGGCCTGGTTGCTGAATTCTGTCTGCCGGGCGCTGTTGCCGAACGTCGCCTCGTCGCGTGCGAGATTGACCAGGCGCGACTGCTCCTGTCCGCCGGCCAGCAGCGCCTGCGTCCGGGCTGCATCGGTCGAGCGGTTGTAATCATCCACGGCACGCGAATACTGCTCGGTCCCGATATTGATGCCCTGCGACGTCAGCTGAGAGCGCAGGCGCTCCATGTCGCGGTCGCGGCCCTCATTGATGCCGCCCATCAGCGCGTCGACGACTTCCTTTTTCTGGGCGCCGAAATCATTTTCGTATCCCGTCGCCAGACCCGCGCTACCGTTATAGTCCTGCAGGCTCGGCAGCGCCGTCGGATTGGTCGAATACTGCGGCGCTGACAGGCTGTCGCCGTACTGAGCAGGGCCCATGCCGGAACGGTCGGCCATGTCAGGAAGCGAGCCGATATCAAACGGTGTCGACAGGAGACCGCCAGCGCGCTCGGCCTGGTCTGCGCCGAGATTGGCAAGTGAAATGTCGGCGCGGTTGGTCGCGTCGCGGATCTGCTGCGCTTCCGGGCTGAGGCTTGTCGTCCTCGTGTACTGCGGCAACTGGTAGGTTTTTCCGCTCGACGGGTCGGTCCAGTTGTACGTCCCGCTCTGCGAATAGATCGAAGACCCGTCCGGCGTAACCTCGTTGACCTGCCCCATCGCCGTGTTGGCGACAGCCGTGCCGACATTAGTGCCAGTCTGCGCGCTCGCGACCTGCTGCGGATCCGGGGGCTTTGGCGGGGACGATTTCTTGCCCATGCAGATCTCCTTTGTAGAACGCGCTCGCGCGCCATTGGTCATCGGTCAGCGTAAACACGCAGCCATCCTCGTCCCGACCGAAAAGGCGTGGGATATCGAACCGATCAAACCCGAACCGGGTCAGCTGCCGGTGCAGCGTGACATTGTCGACGCTGTTGCGGGTCACGATCATCTGGCAGCCTGCAACCTCGAACGCGTAGGCGAAGATCTGGTGCAGGATGTCCCGGGTCATCCATTTCGGTGTGACACTGGCGCCGCTGAATTCGATCGTGCCGGCCTCGGGGCTGTAATTGTGCCAGACCCAGCCAGCGACCAGGTGGCCGCGCCGATCAAGAACGCCGAGCGCCTGGCAGGTGCCGGGCCTGAATTCTTCGCCGATCAGCGTGCCGACGAAATGCGCGACCGCGGCGCTTTCACCATAGAGCAGTCGCATCAGACGACGACCGCGCCTGTCTCAAACATGAAATCAATGCTCATCAGCTCTGCGTCTGGTTTCGGCGTGATGCCGCACGTCACCTGCACCTGCGGCGCCGCAACAATCCCGGCCTTGGAAATCGCGGTCCATCGGCTCGTCACCGTCGCGGTGCCGCTGCTGTCCCAGACGGCCTCGTCCCAGAGACCCTCGTCCCAGGCGTCCTCGGTCGAGTCTGACACCGAGGATGGCGCTGCCGGCAGGGTGATGGCGTAATTGACCGAAGCAGAAACCTTGGCCACGAATGCCCGCGTTGCCTTGAACGTCGCACGGGCGAGGTTGATCGACTTGACCGGCCCGCGCCGCTTCAGGTGATCGTTGTGTCCGACATAAACGCAGGTATAAGACGCGCCGGCATCGTTGCCTCCGACGTCGGTCTGGTAGATCTTGCCGGTCGCGCCGCCGGCATAGTGCACACCCTCGAGCACGGTCTGGCAGCGCATATCCCATGGCGTGCCCGTGAACTCGCACCATGCACCGGTCTCTGCATTGGCAACGAGGCACCGCTCGTCAACGCCAAGGCCCGGTGACGGCATGCCGATGATCACCTTGTTGCGCAGGTCCCACTTGGTAATCGACCATGGCAGCGTCCCGCGATCGCGCACCGCGACTTTCCAGGTCGGCTCGATCTTGAACGTGACGGCCGACAGGCTCAGCGAGGCTGGGTCTTTCTGCAGCACCTGACTCATGGGGATAATTCCCTCAGAGGTCAGGATCAGCAAATCAGCGCCGACGCTCAAATGTGCATCCTTGCCCATCGGGTCGGCGATCTGGTACCGGCCGACCAACCGGAAATCGCTGCTCGGATCCGTGCCCTGGTAAACCGCGACCTCGCCAAGCGTCGAGACGACGACAAGCAGGTCGTCGACACCGTCGCCGGCATCAAGCGACCAGGTCGCGCCGAACAGCAGCGAACCGCCCTTGCTGAACACGCCCTGCAGGCTGAACGCCGTCGCCGTGCCCGTGATTGCTCCCGCACCCAGGTACCAGAATTTCATTGTACCGCTTTCGATGAAGAACAGCCGCGACTTGAACGCCCAGACGTGAGACAGGTTGCTCGGCGTCAGGCCGCTCCCTGTAAGCGTGCTGCTCGACCAGGTCGTGCCGTCGAACTGGCGCGGCGTGTCGGCACCGTTGACACCGATCAGGAAATCGCCGCCGCTGGTCTCGAACTGCTTGAACGTCCAGGCGCCGCCGCTCAGGCCTGTAATTTCAGCGGTTGGCGCGACTTCGGGATCGGCAGGCGCCGTAATGTCGAAAATGTTCGCGGCGTCTGCGGCAAACAGTTTTTCAACGCCGCCAGAAACGTATTCCCACATTGCCGTGACTGGCCCTGTACCGATCGTTGCGAACAGCGCCGCACCGCCGCGCAGCTGGATCCCGGTCTGTGTCGGGAACCAGTTCTCAAGGACCTGCGCCGCTTCCCTCGGCGCTTTCGACAGGTTCTGGTTCGTCACCAGTCCCTTTGTCGGCGACGCGAACGGGTAGACGTCCGCCTGGCTCGGCTTCGGATTGACTGCCTTGCGGCCGTAGGATCGGAGCGCCTGTCTCATGCCTAGCTAAAGCCTTTCGGGTAAGCCATCTGATCGCCGTGCGCTGCGAATGGCTCGCCGCCCAGGCTGATCGTCTCGGTGCCGGCATCAGGTGCGATCAGCTTGGAAAGGCGCCGCTCGTAATCGTTCATGTGCTCGGCATATGGCAGGCCTTTGGTGTGCCGCCACTTCCAGATGATGCCCAGCTTGAGCAGCGTCTCGTCGAGCCTGAACGTGTCCGTATCTGCGGTAAATTCGTCCTTGGTCGAGGCGTCCGCTGCCGTGACAATCTCGGTCGACTGGTACCAGTATTTCACCAGCTCACCGTCTGCCGGTGCCGGGTTGAACTGGAACTGGCCGCCATAGATGATGCAGCGCGCCACGATCGGCACGTCGCCGCGGATGATCTCACCGAGCCACGTATTGCGGTTCTTGATCAGCGGCAGCGGCGTGTTCTGGATGCTCGACCAGACCTGTGTATCGGTCAGCATGCGCCGGTAATCGCCCGGCAGATTGAACGCCGTCGTCGCGCCGTCGCCGGTCATCGTCTCGAGGACGTCCAGCTCTGACCACTCGTGCGCCAGCGCGATCTCGTCAGCGACCTGCTGCGCGATCTGGCCGAGCTCGACCAGTTCACGCGTCGCCGTGCCGAACACAGCGTCGGGCTTGTCGAGCGCGACGCCAGCGACGCACGCGTCCTGCATGGCTTTCAGGACGGTCATTTACTTGGTCGACTCCGCCAGCACTTCCTTGGCCATCGAGAGCAGCGTGTTCAGGCTCGGACGCCCTTTGACGCCGTCACCGGTCTGGCCCTTGATGTAGTCGCGCAGTGCCTGGGCATTGTAGCCAAAGAACGGGCCGGCCTCGTCGACCTCATCGACCGGATCATCGCTGGCGCCTGCGCCATCGTCCGGATCAGGCTGCTCTGCCAGCTCAGGCGCGCCTGGTGCAGCAGGTGCCGTCGCAGCTGGCGCCGGACCGCCCTCGAGCTTGGCCATCAGCTGCTTGATCTGATCCTGCAGCGTCGCGTTGGCCTGCTCCATCGACTTCATTTTTTCGACCAATTCGGCATCCGTCTTGCCGCTCTCGGCGCGCTTCAGGTACGCCTTGGCCAGATCGACCCAGCGATCGCCATTCATGCCGAGGCCCTTGGTCGTGCCAAGACCGGCGAGGGCCTCGACGGTTATGATGTTGACCGCCTTCAGCTCCGCCCGCTCGGCGACGTTCAGCGCCGTCAGTTCCTCGATCGGCGTGCCGACGGCTGCGATCTCCTCCTGGCGCTTGTAGGCCGCGTACTCCTCTGGGAAGCGCTGGGCGTACGTGATTTTCGTGCCGGTATCTGCCGGGCTGGTACGCACCGTCATCGTGACCTCGTGCGCCGGCGCGACAACGACTGAATCCTTGTCGCCGGCCAGCCTGATCTCGACGAATTCGTGCTGGTCAAAAATCGGGCGACCGGCCTTGGCCGTCTTCGCTTTGTTCTGACGTGCCTTGGTGAAAAACTTCACCAGGCAGTGAGAGTCGTTCTGCTCAATCGCTTGCATCGTTTTTGTCCTTGTCTGGGATGCAAGCAGGGCCGGCGAACCGGCCCTGCTCAGTTCATCATTTAGGCGTAAGTGCCGACCGTCGAGATTGTCGGCCAGTTGAGCGACCCGGTCGTGTTGACCGCATCAGCTCCGCCGGTCGCCGTTCCAAGGACCATGCCCTCGATATACAGCGTGCCGACCGTGCTCGCGTCGTCGACCTGACCCGCGTCTGAGGTTGCCGCAAGACGGGCATTGGCCGCCGCGTCCTGCTCGGTCCGGATACCGCACGGGCCATAGACCTGGACGAACCCGTAATCGTCGTCAGCAAACGCCACATCGACCACGCCGACCTTGTCGCCCAGCGCATCGTTGGAGCTTGTGAGTTCCGCCGCCTGGAAGGCCTCGGAAATCGTGACGACGTAGCCGTCACCGGTAATGGCACCTGCAGCCTGACAGTAGACATAGGCCTTACCGCCCTGTCCCCAGACCATGGTGCCGAGCTCAAAAAGCGGGACCGTCGACGTTTCAGCAAAGTCGATGCCCGCAGCATTTTGTCCAAACATTTTGGTTCTCCTGTTGGAGTTGAAAGCAAAAGGCCCGGGCCTTGCAGCCCGGGCCGGGTCACCGCTTAGCTGCCGGTGTCGGAGTCGTACAACTTGCCGTTAAACAGCGGGTTGCACATGGTCAGGTTGCCCATGAATCCGATGTGCTGGCCGACCGCGTCCTGGTTGAACGGGATCAGCTTGCCGCCGAACTTTTCAAAGTTACGGTCCGGGTGATACCTGAACTTCAGCGACGAGGTCTCGTTAAAGTAGCTGGTGTTTGCCGGCATCGCCGACCCAATGCCGCCCTCGAGCACGATCGGTACCGACTTGCCGGCGCCGTAGAACTTGAGGTTGGCAAAGCCCAGCTTGCCCATTTCGTTTTCGTCCTGGATACGCTGGATCGCCTCCACCGCAGCTGCATAAGCGCCAAAGTGCTCGGCAGAGGCCAGAATGATATTCGGAGCCTTGCTGCCGCGCTGGTTGGCGATCATGATCGTGCGATACATGGGCTGGATCGTCGTGCTCGATACCTGGGTACCGATGCCCGTGAAGTCACTATCCGCGTCATAGCTGAACGGCTGCCAGATCGCATTCGTCGCCCGGCTGATACCGCCATACGTGCCCGAGGTCGGGTCGGTTGGCAGCATCGACTGGAATCCGCCGATCTGGTTGCTTTGCGTACCGTCAGAATGAACGTCCTCGACGAACCGGTCGATCAGTTCGGTTTCGCCCGCATTGATCTTCTCCTCCATCACGTCGAGGATCTGGTTGGACCCCGAGTTGAGCAGGATATCCTGGCCTGACAGGACCACGGAAACGGCGGCGAGCTTGGGATCAAACTCGGCGTCGTTGAACAGCTCACGCCGCACCGGATTGAGGTACTGCAGGTGCTGGTAGCGGGTATAGGTTTCCGATTGGGCGTATTGCAGAGTCTCGCGGATTTTTGGCCCGCTGAACTCTTTCCACTGGCCGTTTTTCTTCATCGTCATGAGCACGACGTGATTGTTCGAGATCAGGTCCTGGTAGCCAGGAGACCGCTGCTCGAGCGCCAGCGACAGCGTCTCTTGCAGACGCTCGTTTGTGTTGAGAGGCATGGGCCTCGCTCCTTGTGGGATCAGACTCCGCCGGTGCGCCTAAACGCTTCCCGCACGGCTTCATGGGTTGAGACTGCAGGCGTGGTCTTTCTCGGGTTTGAGCCGTTGACCGGTCCGCCTGTGACTGATTTTTGCGCGACTGCGGTTTGAGCGCTGAAGTCGGGCTGGGCTGGCGCCGCAGGTGCTGCCTGCGCCGCCGGGGTCTGAGGCATTCCAGGCGCGGGTCTGAGCCGCTCTGCCATGGCATATGCTTCAGGAAGGGCTTTGGTGATGTCGGACTTGTCGACGCCATTGGTCGACAGGATCCACTTGATCGTCGGCGCGAGTTCCTCGAACCGCGGGTGCTTGTCGGCAAACTCAGAAACCGACTTCATGACGTTGTCGGTCTGCTGCGTCTTGAAGGTCGCGTTCTCGCGCTGCAGGCGATTGACCTCCTGCTGCAGCGCGCTGATCGTCTTGGTCGCGCGCTCTGCAAATTCAGACATCGGCTCGTCAAGGATCTCGCTCGCCATGTCCTCGAGCGACACGCCATGGCGCTGCGCAAGCGTCTCGAATACCTGGCGGGGATTCTGCGCCATCATGCGGGCCATGCCGGCATAGTCCTCGAGCACGCCTTTGACGCTCATGCCGTATTGCTGGCCCAGCGCCTCGAACGGCTCGATCTCGGCATACTTGTGCGAACGGGCCTGATGGGTCTCGAGACCCTTCTCGGTCTCGCTGACAAAGCGCTGGACCTCGCTGCGCACCGTCTCAGGCGTCTTGTCCCATTCTGCCTGCGCTTCCCTGCTGAACCGAGGCGGCGGCGCATTCTCTGCCGGTTTTTGGCCGCTCTGCGCGTTCTCTGCCTCACCAGGCGCGGTTCCGGACTGCTCTGGCGCCTTGGCATCGGACGACTTAAACCGTCCGCTCTCGTCGCGCTCGGCGCCTTTTACGTCGGCGTCGGCAGGCTTGGCGTCGGCTTTTGGTTTTTCGGCCGGCTTTGTCTCCGGTTTCGCTGCCGCCTTGGCGTCAGGCTTCGGGGCAGGTTTCGCATCAGGCTTGGCGTCTGGGTATTCACTTTCACCTCTCAGGACTCGGGCTGCGGATTCGGTTTCGCTGATCCGTCGCTCCTGCGAGGCGACCTCGTTGGCGGCCGACTCGACAGCCTCGCGCAGGCTCGGGACCTTTTTGGCCTTGGCGTCAGCTGCCGGCGCAGCCTTGGCGTCGCCTGGTGCTGCCTGCGGCGCGCTCTGGGCCTCGGGTGCAGTTGTCTCGATCGTCATGCTTTACCTCGTTGTGATTCCGTCGCCGGTGCGCGTCGTCAGGTTGATCTGCGACACAGCCTTGTTGACCGCGAACTTGATCGCCGCACGGTCGGGCTTGATCTTCTTGCGGGGCTTGGGGTCGAGCACCGAGCTGTCATTGCCGACCTCGATCACGCCCGCGTCGCGATAGGACTGGCGCAGCTTGCGCTTGGACGTGAACACCTCACCATTGTGCTGACCCTCGAGAGGCGCCATCTCGTCCCGGATGATCATCGGCGCCGCCAGCTCTGACCGGTTGTCGGGCATGAATTCGCGGTGATTATCCGGCCAGTCAGCGATCGAATGCAGTTCGCCGCAGAAACGGCACAGGCGGTACGTCTTACGCATGCGGCTGTCCCCCTCCGTTTGATCCGCCCGGCTTGGGCGGCGGCATCTTCGCCCGCTTCTCGGCCTCCTCGACCGCCATTTCCTTCAAACGCACGTCGAGCTGCTTGATCACGATATCCATGCCCTTGAGCCGCTCGGTCATTTCAAGCATCTGCTGCTGGTGCTGGCCCTTCATGACCTCGATCTCGCCCTTGAGCTGGATCTCGCGCTGCCTGGCCTCGGCCTGGGCGGTTTTCGCCTGCATATCCATCATGCGAACCTGACCGTCATGCTGCTGCTTCTGCTGGTCGCCCTGCTGCTTGAGCTGGGCCAGATGCTGCGTGCTCGAGGCCTTGAGCTCAGCAAGCTGCTTGGCGCTTTCGGCCTTGATCGTCTCCGGATCCGGGCCCTGGTCCTGCGGCTGGGCCGCGCGCTCCTTGATCTTCTCGACCAGGTCGTCGATCGCGCCTTCCATGCCGCGACCTGCCCTGAATGGCGCCGTGCCAAACTGAAGTATCTCGCCGACAAACTCTGCGGCTTCCGGTGCGGCCTGCAGCAACGGCAAGGCGTTCTGCAGCAGCGTGCCAACGACCTGCGTGAACTCGGTCCGGCGCTGCTTCTCGGCATCCTCGTCGGGCTGGATCGTCGAGTCCGTCTCAATATCGAGAATGAACGGCCGCAGGCGCTCGTCCTTGAGCAGCGCGATGACCTGGTCGATCGTCACAGTAGCCTGCAATTCCTGCAGCTGGGCCGCAGCCTGCTGCTGCTGTTCCGGCGGCATCTGCTGGACCTGCTGCATGGCCTGCTCGACCTGCGCCGCAATGTCCTGGGCCGTTGGCAACTCGGCCTGCGTCATCATCACGATCGACTGCGGGTCAAATACTTCGGCGATGATCTCACCCTGCAGCGCCGTGCCGTCGCGGCACAGGCGAACCATTTCCGCCTGGCGCTCGCGCACCCGGACCGAACCGTACTGGCTTTTCAGCTGCTGCGCCGTCGCTGTCTCGCTGGCCGCCGTCGAGCCGCGCATGATGTCCGAAATCCCCGTGATCTCGTAAACGTCCTCGATCAGCTGCCGCCGCAGCATCACCAGCTCCTTGATCGTGCTGGCGATCATATCCAGCGGCAGCCAGACGATTGCGTCTTTCAGGGATCCACTGCCAAACGCCGCCATGCTCGTGACCGGCGTCAGCACCGCCGTGTCGCTCGTCGTCTTCAGTGAGGTTGCAAGGGCCTTGGAAACATCCTCGACGCCGCTGGCATAGAAACCGCGCAGGCGCAGGGCATCCGACAGCGCCGCGATCCGGCTAGTGAGACTGTTAATCTCCTCGATCTGGTCCTTGTAGTAGAGGTAATCAGGAACCGGCTTCAGGCTGTCGGGCTCGCGGGTGCCATAGGCTGGCTCGGGGCATGGGAAAAACCCGTCGAAGCTGATGTGCGGCTCGGCAATGTCGAGCACCTGGTCAAAGTTGGGGCTGACCCAGCAAACGACGCCGAGCGCCTTGTGCCAGATCTCCCAGATCTCCGCCTTTTTGTCGAACGTGTATTCCTCAGGCGTGTCGGTCTTCTTGTCCGATAGCGCCAGCTTCAAAAACTTTTTGCCGAACCGCTTCACGCCCTTGTCGACGCCAATAAATGAACGCCGCGCGACCCAGCCCACTTCTGGCCAGGATCGCGCTGGCTCGTGCACGAAATCCTTGCGGTTCAGGTGCTCGAGGCAGGCATACTCGTACTTGCCGCCGCGCAAGTCATAACGGGCCCAGAGCACGCCGCGGCCCGATCGGGCAAGATCGTCACGGGCCTTCAGGTACTGGCGGTGCGCATTGTCCAGCTCGGCGTTGGCGACCAGCGCGCGCTCAAGCACCTCGGACGTTTCACGCGGCAGAGGCTTGCGGTCCTTGAACCGCGGCACCACAACGGGCTGCGGCGGGCGAGAATAGATCGACGGCAGAAGGGTCTCGAGATTGGCCCAGAACATCTGAAACTGAGACTTGCGGCCCGCCGTCTTGAGTTTCTCGAGGCTCGCATATTCCTTATCGATCTGGTCGCACGTATCCTGCCAGGGCTGGAACACGCGCTCGGCGTCGGCGATCATGTCGAGCCAGGGCTTGGCGTCGTCTTTGTCCTTGAACTTGTAAGAGGTGAAATCCTCTTTCGTCATTGCATCGGGAGACGATTCAACCATGCGCGGGCCTCCCTAGTGCACCTCCGGAACGTCAAGGACAAACCCGGTATTCTGTTGCGGAATCGCCACGTCGGCGAGCAGCCGAGGTGCGCTGCGCCAGGCCAGCGACATGTATCGGAAGGCGTCGGCAGGGTGACTCGCCCAATCGTGGACCTCGGTCGGCTTGAAGGTCTTTTTCTGGTCGTCCCACTCACGCCGGTACTGCTCGAGCGCAGCCAGTCCGAGATCCTCGCAGCGCGGATGAAACACGCAGCGCGGCAACGTCTTGCGGGCCGCGTTGATGCCGTTCACTTTTGAAACGCTGGGCACCAGTTCGGGGCGCAGGCCCAGCTTGACCATTTGGTCAATCGTCGTCTTTGCGCCCTCGACAAACTTGCGCTGCGCCGCGTCGTGCGGAACGTAATCCACGCCGTCGATCCAGCCATGCTCCTCGCGGCGCTTCCTGATCTCCTCGGCAAAATGCTCAGGCCCTGCACTGTTCGCCGCATAGCAGTCGAGAACCAGTATCTGCAGGCCGACGACCTGGTACCACCAAATCGCCGTATCGTCCTTGACACCAATGTCCCAGGCGCGGTGCACCGGGAAGCCTGGCAGCGCCTGGGCCTCCTCGGTAACGCGGCCCTCGTTGCGCACGTCCTGCATTTCTTCGGCATAGAATGCACCAATGATCGCCGCGTTGAAGTTGCAGTGATACTCCTGCTGCACCAGGGATTTCGCGATCGCCAGCGAGCCATAAAGATCGGTGTATTCGTCCTCGGCTTCCTGCAGCTGTTCCCTGGTCAGAGCCTTGGTGTGGGCAATGTTGCTCAGTTCTGAAAACCAGCGCTCGGACTTGAGTCCGCGCTGGTACATGGCCCGGGCATGGTTGCGACCGCGCGGCGTCGTGATGAACGCGGCCCAGCCGCCATTCTCCTCGAGCATCGGTCGCATGTAGGCCCAAGCCGACGGGTTGGCCAAAGCCCACTCTGAAAACGTAATGCCGGCAATGCCGCCGCCGACCAGGCTGTTGTACCGGTCCGACCCGATGACCTGCCACGTCGCGCCGTTTTTCAGCGTGATCATCATTTCCTGGTCGTTGATCTTGCCGATCAGCTCGGCCGGGAAAGCCTCAAAGATCCGGCGCCTGCCGGTGTGCGCGTTGACCGCCTGCCAGATGCCCTTGCGCGCCATGGCGTACTCAGGAAAGCAGTGCCAGTAGTTGGCCGGCCGCTCCATCATCTTGATCACCGAGCCGTGCAGGCAGATCTCGTCCTTGCCCCAGCGCCGGTGCGCGATCTCTATGAGCCGGTCCTTGCCCTCTTTCTGCCAGGCATCCCAGAACGGCTGCTGGTACCAGCGCGGGCGCCAGCCGCCATGCGGCAGGTGCACCTTGGCCATTTACTTGTTGATGATGACCTGGATCGGGCCGTCAGTGCTGAGGTCGACCTTGGGGCCGTATTTCTTCGGTGCGAGCTTTTCGGCCCTATACTTGCGAACCTCGATACGCATCGCAGACCGGCGCAGCGCGTCGCCGTTCTCCTGCCAGCCGACGACATTGCCTTCCTTGTCCTTCTTCGCCATCCAGTCATTCGTGCCGTCATCAGCAATTTCTAGGATCTCATCGAAATGCGTGTCGGCCTGGATTTCGCGCGCCCGCGTGTATTGCTCCGAAAACCGCTCATTCTCAGCCAGCCACTTGTACACTGTCGACTGTGCCGGCATTTTCGTGTCGGCGACGACCTGGCGCATGCTTTCGCCAGCCATCAGCCGCCGGCAGATCACATTCGCCAATGCCTGCGTGAATTTACTTGGTCTTGCCATGTCATGAATCCTTCGCGGTTTGAGCGCTGAAGTCTTTCTGCGTTGGCCCTTTTACGGATTGTCGCTGGAAGTCTGGTTGATGAAAGGGATCAGGCCTTCGGCTTTGACTTGCCCGGCTCGAATGTCTTGAACCGGCGGGCCCACTTCACGGCGGCAAAATAAGCGCCCGCCGCAACGACGTAGGCCACGAACGGCACAAGCTCGACCGGAATGATATCGAACCCCGGAAACAGGAACGTATCGACAGCCACGACAGCCGAGCCGCCGATCGCGCCA